TGTTTCTTCATATCGTGTGTTTAAAGGAACGTTTGTTAGTGAATCTTTTTCATCTGTTGCTGATGCACTATTTGTAAAATTCAAATCATCTAATTTCCAATGTGCCAAAAGACCTGATTGATCTGATAATGAATCAACTCTTACACCTTTCACACTATTGGTTGCTGTACTTGTATTATCTTGGAATGTTCCCCACAATGTATTAAATTCAGTTGTAGTAACTAATCTTTTCCAAATTGAAACATCTGCTAGACTACCTATAAAATACCTTGCATCATCATCTGATTGCCTTCCCATAAACATTTTCTTATATGTTGTTGAAGATGTTGATGATACCTGTGATGCGTATGATGTTGTTTGTATTGCTGATGAACCACCATCTCTATAAATTTTAACTTGTGAGTTTGTGTTATCAAAATGAAACATATAAAGATGCCAATTATTATCCGTATCTGCAACATCATTACTACCAATAACATCGTTTAATATACAATTTCCATTTCCATCACCCATCCACATATAAAATTCTTCACTTCCCTCATCATCAAAAGATATTACAAATCCTTGTGTACTACCATTACCTGATACCTGACCACAATTTAGAATAGTTCCCTGATTCCCTGCATAAGTATTACTTGAAGATCCAGATCCCCAACCATTATTTGAACCAGCACCACCATTTCCAACTGCTGATGCCTTTGCCCAAAATATTACTGTAAAATCCTCTTTAACTAAACCTGCAAAAGATGATGTTGTTCCAAGATCATGTACTGCATCATTATTATCAAAAGCTACAGTTGTGTCACCGTAAAATGGTGTATTATTATCTGTTACAGTACCACTATTAGTTCCATTAACAGCAGTACCTAATGTATCGACTGCTCCTACTGATGAACTTCCTTGTATCCTATTACCGCTTAGGTATTCTACCAATTTGAATAACTCCTAAGCTAACTGTACTTCTACAGCTGCTCCGTTTTTCCAAATTTTTGCGAAAACGCCTTCTGTGTTAGAATCTACTTTTTTAATGTATATATCTCGATTACCTGCCCCGACATTTGAATAATTGTTATTTGTATCACCAGCGTATGCTGTGTTAGTAGTGTTTGTGAAAGCTGAATTTATAGCTGCTCCACCTGCATCACCCCAAACAAGTCCTGATGCTGTACTAGAATCTGCCTTTAATGCTTTACCATTTACACCTACTGGTAATCTTATATTTGCTGATCCACTATGAACATAAATATCACCTTTGGTTGTAAGTGGACTTGAATCTACTACTTGCCATGAGTTATCACCTCTAAGGAATTTTGTATTATCAGCTGTTCCTGTTGCACTTAATTGTGCAAGACCAACAGCATCATCTGCCATTAAAGCATTTGTAATTTGATCATCTGCTATTTTAGCAGTTGTTACTGCATCATCAGCTATGTTTGCAGTTACTATTGGTGTTACTATTTGACTGTTAGTAATAATCCAATCCCCGATAGCTGAAGGATTATCTACTTCTGAAATAAGACTATCGCCTTCTTGTAATGCTTCTGAATAAAATGTTCCTGCAACAGATACAACATAGTGATCACCTTTTTTAATAGTTCCTGAAGAAGGACTACTATCCAAGTTTGGACTATTTGTATTTGCATTATAAGCACCTTTAAGTGTAATATCTGAAGATATTGCTACATCTACTTGACCTTTTGTAGCTGCATCGGTAGCTGCTGTACCATCTGCTAATCCCGTAATTTTTTGTGAGTTTAATGCAACTGCACCTGTTGGAGCTGCCATTTGATCTAATCTGTTTGCTCGAACACCTGTATCAAAATCTGAAATTGTTGTATGAGCTTGTGTTCCTGTATGGTTTGCTCTTGCTAGTGGATCTGTTGCTAATTTACTATTTGCAATAGAGCCTGCTAACATACCATTAGTTACTTTTGTTGATCCTATTGCTGTAACTCCTGCATTACTAATTGTTACATCGCCTGTTACATCAACACCTGTTGGAACATTTGAGCCATTACCTACCAATAATCTACCACTTGTTAATGATGCTAATTTTGAATGGTCTATTCCTGCACTTGACTTAATATTTGCATTGTCAATGTTAGTAATACTGTTACCTGTTCCATCTGCATCTATTGTGGTATTAAGAAGTGTTTTTGTTCTTGAATCAATTAAATTTAAAATACTAACTTTTCTAGGATTCTTTGATGAACCCGGAGCATCGACAACATAAAGAATATCATCTGTTGACGGATTAGTAATTTCAGTTAGTGCTGTTAGATCTGTCATCTATTTTTACCTCGTTACTCCCCTTCAGGAATTACGAGTTTTATGGTTGATTCCTCATTACATTTTCTGCAAGTTAGTTTCTCACCATCTTGATATATGAAAACGAAATGTGGTGTTGCACACACAATATCGTATCCTTTTGAATTTGCCCCTGTTATTTTAGGACAGTTAAACCAAAATCCCGGCACGCTTGAATCAATGCCTTTAATCCATGTTTTACCATTTTCATCTGCTTCACTTTCAAAAAATCCTGCTTCTTCATTCCAATAGTATTCTCTACCAGCTGAATCGTGCTGAATTGTTTTAGAGATTCTAGCAACATCTTCTTCTGCTTGTTTCTTTAAAACATCTACTGGTGTGTCTTTATCAAAGGCAGGCATTATGATATAATCAATACGGTTTAGTATTTAAATATTTTGGCTCTAAATAAAGCGAAATATATCATATAATATATAATATATGAGTATATATCACTTGAAAATTTATACTATGTCTATGGGTTAGAGTCGCCTTGTATTCCTAGTGTGTATGTATCCAAAGCTGCGGATGCACTAGAACCTACAATATATTTTACCCAAATTCCTCTATAATCGCTTGCATCAAGGCTACCGATTGCAATTCCACCTGCGTAATTTGCTGGTGTAGTAAAGGTAATATTTGAAGGTGCTGTGGTTTCATTAGCGAGTGCTGTTGTTGCGGTGTTTTTTGCTTCTGCTACGAGTGCCATAGCAACGCTTGTATCACCTGAACTTGTTTGAGTATCAATGTAAAATTTAGGACTAATATAGGTAAGTGAGCCATGCTCATTTTTATAATAATAGTTGTGATAAATGGTAATTCCTGAAGAAGCTTCTGCTGAAGTAATATCATCCATGTCGTTATTCATAACGTTTGTAGTAATAATACCGCCTGAAGCTGTGGACATAGCACCGCCATAAGAATTATTAGCGTTAGTATTACTTGCTCCGCCTGAGTATCTTAATTTAATATCGGAAGATGCGATTGCCATGAGTAAATTAAATATCTTTTAGTATTTAAGTATTATCGCTAATCGTCTTTAGGTTTGGGTTTTGGTGGCTCTATAAGTCCTAATTCCTTCCTAATCCAGTTAAATTCCCCTGAAAATCCCTTTGATTTTTGACAGGTATGGAAATAAAATAGTGATCTATTCCACCAAACTTTGTTTTCTTCAGGTAAATTATTAGGATATTTCAATAAATAGGGTATAAACTTATTCTATATTAATCTTTGTTTTATCTATGGTATAAAATTTACAATGATTACAGTTGAATTTATGTTCAACAAATATACCTTTTTGGATCAAAGATTTTACAATAACAGTTGCCACCCCGCTAGAACTAACATTTAGATATAAATCCTCTTTTGTAAATTCCCCTTCTTTGATACCATAATCAATTAACTTATCTCTAAGAGTAGTTGAAGGTCTTACTTTTTCTTCAGTTTGTTGTTTTATTGGTTCAATAATTGAACCGTTTATACTATCATCTTCTATAAATGACAACCTAATTTACCCCCATAAGCATCGAAAGATACTGTAATAGTTCCCGGCTTTGAATGAACACCTTTGTTTCTATGTTCAAACCAACTATCTCTACCTCTAATTATACTATTACTAAATGTTCCTGTATTTCCCAAAACAATTTCTTTTTCAACATATTCCTGTTTTTCAAATGAATAATCATATACAATTTGTTGTGTGATAAACTTTCTATGTAAATGCCCCATTAAGAAAACATCTGCATAATTATTTACCTTCATATCTTCAAGTGGTTTTTCTAAAGCCTGTGAACTACCAAAACCATGTGCTACAAATAATTTCCATCTTCTTAATGGCTTACCATTAAAACTAATTTGAAGTCCTACCCAACCTTTACTTCCTAAATATTTTATACTTTGTTTATCAAATATACTTTTCATTCTATAATGATCAATATTCTTATCCATATATTCGTGATTACCTGCTAATCCATACCAAATTTTAGGTGCTTGACCTGATTTAATTAACTGCTCATTTAAGTCAAAAAGTGTTGCATGATGTTCTTCCCATGCTTCAATTTCTCGTGTAAGTGAAGGAACAGGATCGCTAGATTCTAAGGTATATCTCTTATCCCATGGCATTATATTATTAAACATATCCCCGCCAAATGCGGTATATCTTAATGGATCATCTAATACTGCTTTTTCTCTTTTTTCACATAAAGCAATATCACGTTTAGGATCACCAAAATGTTCATCACTAAATACTTCTAGATCTATTACATCGTCAATTTTTTCTAAATCCACGTTAATGAAAGTTGAATCCATATTGTTTTTCTCACATACTCCCTACTTATAAATGTTAATAAAAATTAGGAATTTTGATAGATGTATGCTTTTAACAGTTTATCTGTGTAAGCGGATACAATCATACCAAATTTCTGTGAATCTTCTGCTTCATTAGGTAGCCTTTTTTTAGTTTTCTCAACTGCTATTGCTTCTAGTCGATCTACTAAATCTGATGCTTTTTGCTCTTGGAAAGATATATCGTCAATAGATCCCCAATTTACGTTACTTACTACTTTGTAAGTTGATGGAACAAACTCAGAATATTGAGTATTATTCATATCAATAGTTTCAAACTTAGGATCTAAGCCTTTTGCTTCATTTGATAAATCAATGATTAATTTGCAGGCTTTTCTTCTATCAATTTTTGGCTTTTTCTCATCTTTGAGGATACCCCATTGAGTTTTCAGATTCTTCATGATGTCAATCATTTCTGTCATTAAAAGTTAATACATATACCTCAATATAAATGTATGTAAAAAAGAAAGGATTATGGGATACTTCTGCTGTATAGTTTGCCTTCAAGAGCCTGTTTATACATTTCTGCAACATAAGGATTTTCACCCGGAGTTTCTGCTCCAAGTTCAACTAGTCTAGCATAAACACGTACAACGTATGCTAATGCTCCCATGAAAGCCACTACAACACCCATATTAAACATCCAATGGTTAGGAACTGCGAATATTTCCTCTACAAACCAAAAGTGCCACATTTCGTTTACTCCTATGGTAAACATAGTAGCCAAATAACCTAATATGGTTAATTTTAAGCCTGTATTTATAGAGTTGTTTGCACCACGCAAAACAGGGATCTTCCTGTCATATATAGCTGCCATACCCCATCCCAAAGGCAAAGCCACGAAATGAGAATATAACCACCAATGAGCAGGTGTAAATGCACTATCCCTAATAGATGTTTGATGAAGTGAGCCATCCACAAAATTATCAACTTCTACTGAAGCTGCAACAGAACCCATGGCTATTACGATTAGCCATATTTTCTTTAATCTTTGGATTTCTACCTCTTTTGGAAGTAATGTCGGCATTTGTGCCATATATATAAAATGGATTTTTTAACATATAAGTTTTCAGCAGGCGTGGCGAGTATATAAAGAAAATTCAATGATTAACTTTAATGATTAACAATAAAAAAGAAGGAGTTGTAGTGCTATTAAGCAGCTACTAGATCGTAGTAAGCCATTCCACCATTTTTGGATTTGACTTTCTCGGCAGGACACTTTACTTTAAAGGTTTCACCTTCATTAAGTGCTTTCCTTAAATCTGCATCTACTAGCTTACTTACAACTGCTCGTCTTGTTGTATGGATTTTTGATACTTTTGTACCATCTTCTTTTTCCCATTCTTCAGCTGTCGAAATCTTTACACCCGGAGTTTCTTCCCCATCCTTACCTGTGTAAGGTGAGTCCTCGACTCCGATGATAGTGAATACTTTATCACCGATTTCAGATAGATTTATGGAATCCCCTGATTTTTGTCCAAACTTGTTAAAATCCGACATACATTGTAAACAATGTTGTTACATATAAATCTTTGCAACATACTAAAGAAACAAAGACTTATATATCCCATGTTGTTGTATTATTTTAATGGCAAGACCATCTAATCCAAATAGAGTATCAACACCAATAAGCATACTCAAATCTCAAAAATTGAGAATACGAAAATATGCACAACCGGATCAAAAACGTAAAGGATACGAAAGTGATTCAGTTGTGTTAGAAAGAATATTATCTGAATATGAACAAAATCATCCAGCTAATTGCGATCCAAAAAGCACTTACGCTACTAAAACCAACTAATATTCTGATTCTTCCATTTCTTTTAATCTTTGTTTTTGTTCTTCTTCTGACATACCATGCCAAATTTTTCTACAAACAGGTGAATCATAAAATATTTTTTGCCTGCCTTTATATCTAGATGGTAATTCCCTGTTGCATGGACATTTACATCTTAAAATTTTTTCTTTTCTTTTCAGATAATTCACCTAGGAATATTGTTTCTTGTCCGTTGCGGACTCAGATTCCTCGTGATTTTTTGATTTATGCTGTCGTGAGATTTCATCTTTTACTGTATCAGAAACACTTTTTTCTTCATTGACAGGATTATATACTGGATTATGAACTCCTGTTGTATCGGTAGTTGTTCCTGCTGGTGATACATTTTTCAATAATGCTCCCCTAATATCAGGTGAAAGATTTCCCCAATTTTGCTTATGATAATAAGTTGGTAAATTACATGATTTTAAAAGTTCGGCTCTATCGACATTTGTTAGTGTATCCCAATGTCGATCATTTAAAAGTTCAGATTTTTTGAAACAGTCGTTTTTTGCAACTGGATATATTCTTCCTTCTGACATGACATTAACTTTGTCACCATTAAAACCTGCAATAACTCCTGATTTATTATATTCTGCAAAAACTACTTCATCTCTTGGACTAAATCTTGACTTTATTAAATTAAATCTTCTTTTATATACTTTTTGGGCTTCTTTAGTATTGGCTTCTTTTGCCCCTCTTGCACTAGGCATAACATCTCTAGTTAATGATTCTTTATCTTCATCAGGATCAATTTTCATTTTTTTACCGCCTATGGTAATCCATTCTTCATTATCTTTATTACTATCGCCTTTAGAGGGATTGGATGGCATATTAAATTAATATATACTTGGTATTTAAGGTTTTTGATTGGCTACCAACCTTCATAATGCCCAACGCTGTCAACACCCCATAAATCAGGAACTTCACGCATAAATTCCACTTTTTGTTGTCCAAAACACGCCAAAGCAATACTATCACTATAATCATCAGCGTGTTCACTACGCACTTTTGGTTGTTGATCTTTGAATTTACCATGATCCCAATACATATATGACAACTGTTCTACTAGTTTATCCTTGCTATAATCATCTAATAATGACAAATTTATCAATCTTCCTGCCCCTTTTTCATTTAATTCTTCAAACAATCGTTCTAAGTTTATATATAAATCGGTTTTATCTGATTTAAAATTGACACCATATATGCTCATATTAGGATCAACTTCTTTACATAAATCTACAAGTGTATCACCCATACCCGTTTCGTCAATATATATTCTTCTTAACCCATATATTCTATTTAATTCTGAAATCTTTTTGGCTAATTTAGGTTGTTCAGTAGTTAATTCTGTATATATTTCAACAGGGTAAACAACGTTATCCCTCACACCTACTATGGTAATAACCGTTTCATCTGCACCTTTTCCGCTTGTATCCACGCCTGCATCATAGTATTCAAATGATTTTCTATCAACAGGTGTTAAGGCTTCCTGTAACAGGTTGTATGGGATTAAACTATTACCACCATCGAGAAATTCCCCATATATTTCTTGACGTTCAGCTGCCTTAGTTGTTCCTCTAATCAGTTTAAGAACCTGTGGATCGCTAGCTGCAAGTGGATTATCAAACGTAGTAACGTGGAATTGTGTCCATGGAAACTTTTCTTTATCACTATGACCTTCTATTTCTTTGGGTTTACCATGCTCATATATAGTATGGGATTCCATACATGACTTAAAAAATTGACCTGATTTTCCTTTTGGCGTACTTGTGAGTAATATATGTGGTTTTGTTGTAACTGTTGAAGGTAAAAAGGCATCAAATACTACTTGTGGAATATATGCAGCTTCGTCAAGTATAGCATAATGAACTGTAAATCCCCTCAATGAATCACCTGTATCACCGATTGGTCTTACAATAAAGTTGGTTCTACCAGTTCCATCATACCATTCTAATGTAATTTCTGTCTTAATTTCTCTTGAAACTTTCTTAGTTAATGTAGGACTCATGTGTATAAACTCACTAATTTTGGATAAAATCAAGTGAGCCTGATCTTTAGATAGTGAAGCTATTACAACATTAGCCACACCTGTATCTATATTGCTTGCAAATAATGGTGCAAAGTAAGCAAAATGTATAGCCTTTAAAGCTGCATTTGTGGACTTGCCAACCTGCCTTCCTGTTCTATATACAATGAAACGATCATAACAATCTAAAAATTTTTGATTATATGGAAATACATCAAATCCTAGATATTTATCTACAAAATAAGAACATTTTTTAAATGATTCTACAAGAACTTTGGCATACTCTACGGGATCTTTTATGCTTTCAACAGGTGGTAATTGTCTAAGACTCATCTAGTAATTCCCTACTCAGTTTAACTGTTTTTGCTATGTCATGTTTCTGATCTTCAGTTAATGTTTCCTTTTGGGTAATTTCAACGGTTTCTCTTTTTGTCTTAATTTCACTAATAACCTTACCCAAATTGGTAAGTGAATTTATACGCTTTGTGACTTCAGGATTTAATTCCCCATGCTGATCTTCTAAACTCTCGAAAAATACAAGTTTTTCAAAGTTATTATGAAATTCTGCTTCCATTAAATCAAGTGTTCTACCCCCTGTTTGATCTACTATTTTTGCAATATCTTTCCTAATTACACATAATGAATCTGCTTCAAACTTTGGACATATACCGTTACCCCCTAGTTCTTGTGGTCTATATGGACATCCGTTGCACTCAGGCGGTAAGTTTCTAGCATAATTTAGATTTTTAACATTAGAAGGAACTTTCTTTGGTAGTGTTCTTTTATCAATAACTAATTCTTTTTCCCCTGTTTTTACATCTTTTTTCTCGATGATTTTAACCATATATAATTTTTTACGTTATAGTATTTAAGGCTTTTTTCTGTTCTACGAGGACTAATTTCTCATATAACTTTGATTCGTAATCTTCTAGTTTTACCTTAAATGGTTTTAACTTACCATCCCATGATATAACTAGTATAACGCCATGTTTTATTTTTTGACCTGTGCAAAACTCCCACATTTTACCGTATGCACATAGTTGTATAAAGTAATCCTTGCTATTACATTGTGATTTAGTTTTTGGTTTTCTGCTGTTTTTAAAGTCAATTATACATAATTCCCCGTCATATTCTGCTACACAGTCGGCAGTTCCCGCAAGTTCAAGTATATCACTATATAATTTTATTTCTGTTCCTTGTATGTTATCAACATGATCGACTAAATGATCTGCCAATATATCAAACAATTTTTCAATATCTACTTCATATTCTTCATCTGTATTATCAAATTTTGTTACATTGTTAAGCCATTGTTCTGCCATTTGATGTATTCTATTTCCGACTTTAATGCTACCTGCACCTATTTCTTCTGCTCTTTTTTCTGCTTGGGCTTCTGTTATACCTTCATCTCTTGCAATTTTAGCTATCCAAAATGGATACCATTCTTTAGTATCTAGTAATTTTAAAACAGTTGTGATACTAGGATATACTTTACCTGCTTCTGTTTTATAAAAATGACCTTCATCTGAATTAACAGATTCTACGAATGGTCTAACAATTTTCTGTTTTTTATGTGTAAACATTAATATATACAAGGATCTTCTATAATATAAATGTTTAAAGAAATAGAAGATAGACTAGATGTTACGAATGAATTGTTGCGTAAGATTGAAAAACATTTGAGGGATCTAACATTACCCCCTGATGTTGTGGATTGGTCTAAAAAATTAGGTGTAAAACAAAAAGATTTTAAACCTGATGATTTTGTCTAATTATTATGAGTTTTAAATGTATTTCCAGCTAATTGACTTTGACTTTGACTATCTAATTTTTCTAAATCAAATGAATCAAATTTATGTTCACCAACTTGAATAGTTGTTCGTATATTAGGATATGACCATGTTATTGATTTTACAATACTAGTGACATCTATACTTTTTATACTATTTATTATTTTTATCTTATGATTTTCTCTTAAACAGTTTATATGAGTTGGTGCTTCAACCTCATACCTCTCAAGAACTTCGTCATTATCTTCAATTATTCTTGTAGAAGCACTTTGTAAATCAGTTCTTGTTGTTAATTGTGGAGTGTATATACGTCTATCAT